GGAAAGTTAGACGATACCGCTCTTGGACATTATTCAACACAATTACCATTTTATTGTAAGCTATTATTAAAGATGTTGAAAGGGTCTAAATACGAAAACATTAAAGTATATGGATGTATTATTGTTCTTGTTAAAGATAATGGAACATTTGAAGAATTTAGAATACCAAAGACAGTTCAAGACACTATCTTGGAAATGGATATGTCAAAGTATTTGACAAAGAAATAAAAATAAACTAAATTTATAAAAAAAGAATATGGACGATTTATTACAACCAAAGATTGATTTAAAGAAACAACCTACATTAGTATGTGAGCAGTGCGATAGTATCTATTTCAAAGAAGTTACGATGATAAAAAAAGTTAACAAGTTGTTAACGGGAAGTCAAGAAGACACTATTGTACCTTTTCCGACTTACAGATGTGATGATTGTAGTCACGTAAATGAGGAATTTAAATTATTTGATAAGTAATGATTACTGAAAGAACTTTTGATACAAATGATTTAAATTGGATTGCCAACTCATTAAAAGAAAATGTTGGGAGAATGAACTATACCGGTGACTTGAGTGACTGTGGTAATGAGATTGGAATTATAGTTGGATATAAATATAAGAATATGACTGAAGATGAAACTCAAGATTTTATTTCAGGTATTAAACACGGAATTTCATTAACAAATGGGACTCACTAATAAAAAAAATATGATTAAAAAAATAGTCCACTTCAGTGACTTACATATAAGATTATTCAAAGACCACGACCTTTATAGGTTAATTTTGAATGATATGTTGGAACAATTTAGAGATATTAAACCTTGTAGAATCGTGTTTTCGGGAGACCTAGTTCATTCCAAGAACCAAATGACACCTGAACTTATTGAGTTCGTTGCTTGGATTCTTACGGAGTGTTCTCAGATTGCCAAAACTATTGTTATAATTGGAAACCATGATTTTTTGGAGAGTAATTCATCAAGATTGGACGCTCTTACACCGGTAATTGATTCGTTAAAGGACGACAACATCGTTTATTTGAAGAATAGAGGTGAATACGAGGATGATAATGTTGATTGGGTGGTGTATTCATTACTTGACCATAACATTCCGCCTGAGATTGAAAAAACGGGTAGATTAAAGATTGGATTGTTCCACGGACCAGTTCAGGGATTAACAACCGATATCGGATATAAGTTTGAAACCGGATTTGAAACTGATAAGTTTGATGGTTGTGACTTGGTATTATGTGGTGATATTCACAAAAGACAAATCTTTAACATTCCGGGAGGAAAGAAAGCATATATGGTGGGTTCAACAATCCAACAGAACTATGGGGAGACAATAACCAAACACGGATTTGGAATTTACAATTTAGAATCTGATGAATATTCATTTGTTGATTTAGATAATCCAAAACCTTTCTTATCATTTAAGATGAAATCATTTGATGATATAATTAATGGAACTGAAAAATTAATTAATTATGGGAAATCTTAGTGACAAATACACCAACGAAGAGTGGGATGAAATGGAGAATCAGATTAAAAGAGATAGATTATTGGGAAAACCGCAACACGGACATATTACGGTTTGGGTGGATAAATTGACTATTAAACAATTAAAAAAACTTAAAAAGAAGTTAAAGAAATGTGGTATTGATAGTCACGATTGTTCCAAAGTTGACCAATGGATAACGTATAATGAAAACAAAGAACGTGTCACAAATAAAACTAACGGCTAGTCAATTAAGTAGCGTCAACGAGTATTGTAAATTAAATAATATTGAGGATGTGGACAAGTTCATAACCAAATGTTATACCGAAGGGTTTAACATTACGAAATATGGGTTACTTGGTGATGATTTGGGAAAAACGGGTATTGTTGGTGAAAAACAGGTAGAAATTGAAGTAATCCGTGAAATACGGGTTGAAGTTCCGGTTGAAGTTATCAAAGAGATTGAGGTAATTAAAGAAATAATCCGAGAAGTTGAGGTTATTAAATATGTTGATAAAGAAGTTATCAAAGAAGTGAGGGTGGAAATCCCTGTCACAAATTTAGACAACATTTGTGACAAACCTGAACCAATAATTATTGAGAGAATAATTGAAGTCGAGAAGATTGTTGAGATAGAAAAATCAAATGATAAGACATTACTTCTTCAAGAAACTTTACAGAAACTTAGAAAAGAACTATCTTTAAAGAACACAAGGATTGAAGACCTTGAAAAAATAAATAAACAATTGGAATCTGTTAAAGTTAGTCAAGGGGCTATTTTTATGAAAGGTTCTAACTTAAACGAAATGATGTAATATGATTAACATTTTAACTTGGTTCATCTTAAGCTACGGGCTTATGAATATTATGGTTTACGGGTCAATCTTTCAGGGATTCAGAGATTTCTTCCAAAAATGGGGAAATAATAAATTATTACCATTTAATGGTATTGCTAACTTTATCTCGGGTATAATAACTTGTCCGATGTGTTTTAGTTTTCACGGAGGTTGGTTTTTATCATTAACCGTATTTTCACCAACATTTGTATTGTTTGGTACACCAATATGGATTAGTTGGTTCTTTGATGGAATTCTATCATCTGGAGCGGTATGGGCAATCAATGCAATAATTGAATGGTTTGAAGAAAATAAACCATCAAAAAATTAAAATATGGAAACTAAATTAGGTGATTTTGTTATTAAGTTTTTACAAAATAAAACAGAGACAAGAAAGATTATTAAGTGTGATGACTTTTTTCAGTTAATAAATGATATGGGTATTACTGATGATAGTGATGAAATTATAAGTATTATAAATTATTTGGAAGATAATGATACAGATATAAATTTTCATAAAGCTAACACTCAAGATTATTATAATAGGTTTAGAAATATTGAACGAAAAGTTCAGATGTCTAAAATGTTAATAGGTTCTAAAACTGAAGTTCAAAAAATGATTGAGAAGGTTGAAAGTATTAAAATTGAAGAGAGACCGGATTGGTTGGATTATTATAAAAATGAGGATGATGAAGATGAAACAAATGTTAATGGTAAGCCAACATCGGATAGAGATAAAAATTTGGGTCAAGACATTATTGACAGATTGACTAATGAGATTAAAGAAAAAATTGAGAATGAACCGGGAATGACTTTAGATGAAATCCGAATAGAAATTAATGATGAAATGAATGTTATGAATACTATTCGTCAGGGTTTTGGTATGACTAATGAAATGTTAGAACAATTAAGAAATGCTCCGGATATTACTGAAGAACAAATAAATGAAATTAGAAATAACAATTAAATAAAAACAATTATGCCAAAGTCAAAATTACGTGGTGGAGCAAAAGCTCACAAAAAAAGAGTTACATTAAGAAATCAAAACCTTAATGGATTAAGAAAGAAAGCTCAAGCAGAGTATACTGAAATGTTTGAGAAACAAATGGAAGAGTTGAAAGCTCAATACCAAAATGAAAATGGTGAAACAACTGAATTAAATACTGAGGTTCTTGGTGACGTTAATGAGGTTAATGTAACAGATGCTGAAGTAATAACTCCTGATGTTGAGAACTAAGATAGTATCTGCGTTTCCTGGTGTTGGAAAAACAACGTATCATAAAAACAACACAGGGACTACATTGGATTCGGATTCAAGTAATTTCAGTTGGGTTGTTAATGAGAATGGAGAAAAGGTAAGAAATCCTGAGTTTCCACAGAACTACATTACCCATATTAAAAATTGTATAGGTAAATATAAATACATTTTTGTGTCATCACATAAAGAAGTTAGAGACGCATTATTAGATAATTGTCTTTTCTTTTATTTAGTTTATCCGGATGACAATAGAAAAGAGGAATTTATCCAACGATACCGAGATAGAGGTAATGACGAGAACTTTATTAAGTTGGTTGATTCCAAATGGGAAGAGTGGATGTCTGAGTTCTATTGGATGGGTAGAGGTTGTGAGAAACTTACTGCGTATGATGGTTGGAATTTAGATACTGTATTGGAGGCTCAAGAAAGAAGAGACGGTGGTGAAGTCATTCAAGAAGACGTAGAAGAACTGAACTAAAACAAATGGAGAAGTTAAATGAAGAATATATTGAGGTGATTAATCAAATGAGGGTCTTAAACAAGAAACGAAAAGAAATCTTTGATAAATATAAAGACATTGAGCCCAATGCTGAACCGGTAATTATGAGAACACCAACATTTTATCACGATTTATTCGGGAATGATTTAGACAAAAAATAAAATGGATTTATTTAATCCCCCACCACAATTTAATTACACAATAATGGAAGATTTAGATATTGTAAACTTGGATAATCCTTACCTACAGGTTA